CGGCCTGGGTGCCGCTGAGTTCTACCACCAGTGACTCAGAATCTCGCTGGTGAACGTGATCTTCCCTGGCGTAGTCCGTGCTGGTGCCGATCGCTGCAGTAGCCGCCAGCGCTGCTGGCGCAGCATCAGCGGGAGTGGCCAAACCCGAAACCTTGCCTGCCGGAATCGTCGGAATGTCGTCAGCCACCAGGGACCGAAACGCTGGGGCTGCTGCTGCACCTGTAGTCGGGCCGGCCCATACCAAGTTTGCAGACTGGGTCGCCAGCGTGGCGGTCAGGGTCCCCGCCGTGGTGACGGGCGACCCGGTAACTGTGAACTGGGACGGCAGGCTCAGTCCAACACTGGTGACGGTGCCAGGGCCACCAGGGCCAGGGCCGCCGTCGCCCGTGGCGTTGATTGTTTGATTGGGCCAGGTGCCGGTGATGCTGACATTGGTTCCAGCCACCAGCCCAGGAGTGGCCGTACCCGTGCCGCCGTTGGCTACCGGGAGAATGCCCGTTACGCCAGTGGTCAACGGCAGTCCAGTGGCATTGGGCAGGGCCAGGGCTGATGGGGTGCCGCCCGCGCCGCCCAGGATCACTGGGGCCCCAACGGTGCCGACGTTGATTGCTAGGGCTGTGGGTATTCCGGTCCCCAGGCCAGAAATCGTACTGATCGCCTGCGTACCGGTGTGGCTGGATCGATCGCGGAGCTGTGCGTCCGTGGCGTTGGCCGTGGCGCCGGCCGCGATTCCATCAAGCTTGGCCTTAAATTCCGACGCGGCCCACCATGCAGCGATGCTCTGGAACACCCGCAGCGGGTTGTAGGCCACCCTGGTTGTACTGGTGCCTGCCTCGGCCGTGGCCTGGCTGACGGTGGCGGCGCTCCATTCGCGGGAGTCGGTCAGCCGTATATCACCCTCCTGGACCGCCGTGCCGGCCAGCGCTGCCCCTGTCGTCCATGTCGCCTGGATCGCGTTGCTCGGCAGGCTGAACCCTGCCGGCAGGCCCAGCGTGAGGGTGACACCACCGCCCGTGTTGGTGCTGCTGGTACTCCAGCCACTGGGCAGCGACAGCACAACCGACTGCACCGGAGCAGCGGCCGCGGCCTCCTGCGGGGTTGTGTATCCAGGATGGGCATCTGCTGCTGCTGCGTGCGCCGCTACTGCAGCGGCGGCCGTTCCAGCAGGGTCGCCTCCCAGTAACGCCGCCACCGCTGAGACCGCTGCATTCCGGGTATTGATCGGCCCCGCCGTGCCGGTGCCAGTGCCAGCACCAGTGGCTACAAAATAAGCGCCAACTGTATTTGATTCGGCGCCAATTGCCGTGAAAGAGGTATTGCCTACGCTGATAATTTGATACGCTTGCCCAACAACAAACGCCCCGGCCGTTACCGCCGCGCCGATGCGGTCCAACACCAGGCGGTCGCTGCCCTGGACGCTGCCCAGGTCTGGCAGTTGGGAAATCGTGAGCGGTGTTTGGGTCATGGCTTAGGACGGCTGGGTTTGCAGCGAACGGCCGGAGCCGGTAACCAGCAACTGGCCGGAGCCGGTGCGGAGGAGGCGGGAAACTAGGGGGATGGATGCGGTGGCGGTGCGGGCTAGCCTCACCATGCTCCAGCTCAGCGCCCTAGGCTCGCTACCGGGCAGTGGCTCTGGCGGCCTTGTTGCCTTAAATGCAATGCCATCAACTACAAGCGAATGGTTGTAATCAAGATGGCCAAATTCTACGGTTCTGATCTTCAGCAGCCATGGGACAATTTCCACTCCATCATCAAAGACCAGCTCTTTGTTTTCCTCCAAAAAACCACGGCCAGTAACGGCGCCAGCAATTACGCTGACGCCGCCCATGAAATCCAGGGCTACCTTGTCAGCCTTAGCCGATAGGGTTGCCCAGGACATTAGAAGGTGCCATTGAGGCGGACGTGGGCTGAAGTGTCGCCAGAAGCGTAAGCAGCAGTCTGGGTAGAAGCTGCCGGGACAAACACGCCAATAAGGGTGTTGCCACTGGCGGATGCCGTCACGTTCTTGTTGGTGTCATTCCAGTACGCCTTGGCGTAAAGGCTTGCAGCAGCGCCGGTAGCCTTAAGAAGAACAAAAACACCTTCAAGGTGAAAGGTTCCTTCCTCGCCGCTGGCGAGATCAGTGGCAGCAACTCCAAAAACCGAACCAATCAAGGCGCCGCCACCGCTAGAAACCGCGTAAGGCGCAACAATTGGAAGCGATTCTCCTTTCTGAACGTAGTTTTTCAAGGGTTTACCTCGGGAATAGGGTGGGGAAGAGCCGGGGACGCCGGCCCAAGATCATTCGGATCAGACGCCGGTAGAGCGGTAGAAGCCGCGCCAGTCGGCAATGGTGACGTAGAAATCGTGGCGGACCAGCATTTCTACGCCGTCAGGGTTGCGCTTCTCGGTAGTGGTAATTGTGGGCCCACCCTCGCCGATCAGATACCCAAACTGGATCATATCAATCCTGCTAGGGCTAGCCGTTAGATACCACATAGCAGTGGAATCATCGGAAAGACGAGCCTCGCTGATTACTTGCATTGATCCGGCAAACGGGTTGACGGCATTCAAAGCATTAGGCGCGTATTGGGGCAGAAGAGCCGAAGATACAACCTGAGATGCAGCAGTATCCAGCTCAGGCGGCACAATCAAATAAGCAGGTGTCAGGTTTAGATGGCTCTTGGGTTCGTTGGGGCCGGAAGGAGCGGTTTGCTTTTTCAGTTTGACCTTGCCGGCATCAAGCCCGGCAATGCCAATAGCCCCAGTACCAGTGTTGCTGTGATCAGCATGAAACAACGCTTTACCGTCAAGGCTAACATTCGCCCCCAAGGTGCCCTCAGTAAGCAGCGCCCAAGTCAAATTAGATTCAAGCAAAGAACAACCCGCACCCAGCTTCGGGGCAACGCGGCTCAAAGCAGATAAATCATCATTGATAAGCATACGTCGGCTAATGCCTACACGTTTACCGTATTCGCTGAGCTGATAGGTAGTCTTGCCATCGGTAAAAGTGCCTGATTTGTATTCACCATTCTCTAGTATTTTTTCGGGTACAATAGTGGCATTCAACTGCACGCCAAAATTAGGCTTGAAGTCTGTGTTGTCTGACTGATTAGCCAGCACCCGCCAAGTTTGTACTTCTTCTTCATATCCTCTTAACAGTGTTTTATTAGCACTATCCATAAGAACATTCTGAAGATCAGAAGTCGTATGAAACGCCCGGTCGATTAGCTCATTGATGCCCATCATTCGCACATCAACACGGCTAAAGCCTCGCATGGTTTCAAGGTATTCCTTGGCCATATCAATGACGCTTAGCCGGGCATACTGGCGACCTAAGTCGGTCGGGGTCTTCACCGCTTTGCATCGAGCGTCAACACCTTCCTGCAGGCCGCGCATAAAGGTATCGCCAGCGTCGCGGGTTACCTCGATCCTGGCAGGATGGCCAGCATGGACAGGGGCCTTTGCCTCAATCGCAACGCGAGCAGCTCGCACCACCTCCGTCATAATGCTAGGCAAGTCCTTCCCCGCAGTGGATCGAATCAGGTCTTGCACGGCAGCTTCGGGGAGATCCGCAGCGCCAGCGGCCCGGCGAATGTGCAGCTCTCGGGCAACCTCGTCAGGGGCAGGATCGAAGCCTTGAACAGCAGCAGGAGCGGTGACAACAGCCGGTTGTGTCACGGCGGTATCGGCTGGAGCAGTGGCCGCCGGGTCGCCCCCGGCCTTTTCAGTAGCAGTAGACATCGGGGGGTCCGCAAGGGTTGATTCTGTTATTGCATCCACCGAGCGCATGACGCTCGCTGGATCTTGGCCGGCGATCACCAGCGAGACAGCAACCGGCTCCCAATCGATTGCTCGATCAAGGGGTTGATCTGCACTAGCACGCTGCCATCTGTAGATCCGCGCATCAACAGAAAAACGCGCAGATCCATTCCTGAGGCGGGGAATGGCAACCGCCATGGCCTCATCGGGGCCATCTACCTGCACCGTGCCGACTAGGGCATTACTGCCATCCTCAGCACGGCCCAGGTCCATCGCCGTGATCGCTCCCCAGCACGAGGCAGAGGTGCGCTGGTGGTCAATGTCCATAGGCAGCGGACGCCCTGGCCAACGAATGGCCGAGCGTTCGTGCACCAGCTGGACACCGTCGCCCACATCGGCGTCAGTTGAAATGACCACTGTGGCGGTCCGGTTCTGTTCATCCCAAGAAGATGGGGCGACAAGGGCCATTCGCTGGCAGGTTTGACTTTCTGTTGCCAGTGTCACCGCTGCTGTGGTCATGGGTTCGGGCATCATTCTATGATATCAAATCCGAAGTTTCGCTTGCTGGGGGTGTAGTCGGCAGGGGAGCGTTGGAAACCTGCAGGCCGCCGCTGTCGTTTGTCTGGCTGGCATCCACCGTCAGCACCAACTTATGGATCTCCCTGGCGTCCTTGAGGTCCTTGGAAAGCTCGGCAAGCACCTGCTGAGGGACATAGCCCAACGACCGCTGGACCTCGGACAGGCTCAGGATGCCGGCCCTGATCGCAATGACCAGCGCCTTGATCTCTTCGGACGGGTTGATCATCTCCCGCCTGGGAGGAGTCCAGACCATCCGACCGTTTACCCGGTTGGCCATGCCGGCTATTTGCACGGCAGCAGCAAGCCGCCTAGAAACTGGCTCTAGGAACTGCGGAATCATGATGTTCCAGCGCCAGTGTCCGATGTTTCGGTGGAACTCAATCCATCCCATCCGGCCGCTTGAGAAATTGACATCGGACAGAATCCCAGTCAAGGATTCAAACGTGATGCCGTAACCTGCTGCTACTGAATGCAGATGATGCCGTTGCAGTTCTATAAAATTACCAGCTTCTGGAGGCTTGCTAAATTCGATCGATTTTCCTGGCGGCAATACTTCGATGGCGCCGGGCTCTATTTTTTCAAAAATGGTTGCAATTGCACTATCTGGATTCTTGGGATCAACAGAAGGAGCGACAACATTGTCAGGGTCTGAATCTGTAATAAATGCAGTGAAGCAGCAGGCCAGCTTGTCCAGCAACATGCGGGCCTGGGCATGGTCGCCAATGTCACGCAACGTAAGCAGTGATGAGGCGCCCCATGGAACACCAGTAGCCTGGCCAGGGCGTCGCACATCGTAGACGTGGCAAATTTCAGAGGCTGGGATTTCATTAGACCCTAGCTGCGACTGGCGCCAGTCGCTTTCGCCTGGATGATTCTTTCTGATAAAATAGCTTTCTAGCTTGCCATCATCATTATATTTCTTGCCAAAAATAATACTAGAGCCATTGTCTTTCGACATATCCAACCAGTCTGGCTCTAGTACCTGCAAGGTGAGTGGGGGAAGACCTTGCTTAATTAGGCGTTCATCAATGCGAAAGCGAATCAGGCAACTGCCGCGAACTGCAACCGTGCGACCAATTAAAGATTGCAGTCCATAAAAGTTTAGTTTTTCGTAAAAATCACAAAGCGGTGATTCTGCCCAGTCTTTGTAAATTTGCGAATATTTTTTATTTTTATTAACTGGTTCGCCTATAATACCTTCTCCGATCCAGTTAGTTACAATTACCTTAATAGCCTTATCTGCCCACGCATCCGAGTCTACTTGATCTTGATGCCTTGATACAATTCGCTGCAATACTTGGCGAAGATCAGAATTAGGGCCCCGGCTTTGCTCATGCCATCCATCGGTTCGACGCGATTGCTTGCCTGCTTCCCACGCTCGAAGATTGGCTTTATACAGCTCAGACTGTGCAACTTTTAATTGATTCTCCAGCTGCGCCTTAGTGCGTTTTCCCATCCTTAGGCTCTTTGGAAAATCTGGTAAATGCGACGCACCGGCCTAGTCTGGCTGTTGGCTTCCACCTCGGCAGCCATAGTCCTTTCCTGTTGCTGCATCTCGGCAAGAGAGCGGAATGTCATCTCTCGTCCGTCGCTAAACCGGGTCTTCAAAACCCCGCTAGCCATTGAGGCCCGCAGTTCCGCTAGTTGCTCTGCTGTGTAGTTCATGCCGCCATTATACCTGCTACCAGAAGCTACTGGTCTTGCGGCGAATCGGCGCCGGCGCCGCCCCTCCCCCTCCCCCTCCCGTCCCCGGCGCATGGGTGCCCAGGGTGCGGGCGAGCTGGGCCCACATGGTGCCCTTGGCGTAGCGGCGAGACACCAGCAGCATTGCGGCATAGGCCATCCTCGTGC